CCGTTAAACGAATCGCACACGAAAAATTCCGATTCCCAATGACCCGCATGAGACATACCTACGGATTATTCGTACAGAACAATTCCCAGTGGCATTCGTTTAGAGCGGTATGCACGCCGAACGGTATGGAGATGCGATTAAGAGCGAATTACGAGATAGACGAGGACGATGTAGACAATTGGCGGGTATGGGTAATGGAGGATTACGAGGATCGGACGGGCTTGGAGATCGGAGAAGCGTGATGGTATTTGCGAAGTGCGGCAACGATGGACGATGGCGATTATGGATTAGATCGATAAGCGGAGAATCACCTGCGGGATTACGATTGAACCGTGGAGGATTGTTCCCGTATGAGACGCTTTACGACCACCAGGATCACGCACAAGCGACTATTCAGGCTGGACGGTTGCAGGAGTACATCGATGATCGAGAACGCGCTTTAACAGCAAATCGAAAGAAGAAACATAAATGGAAGTAAAAGAATACTACGACAAGTTTAGCGATGCTTATTTGACTGAATATGGCTCGGTATTTCAAGCGGCGTTGTTTGCGTCTAAAGCAAAAGATCACTGTAGCGTGATGATGGATAGAGCGATTATTACGCCCCAGCATAGCGTCCTAGACGTTGGGTGTGGGGTTGGTGGTGTTATGCTTGGATTGATGGAGAATGGTTTACTGGACGTTACTGGGGTGACGATTAGCGAGAGGCAGATACAATTGGCTAGAGAGTTGGACGCTGATCTTAATGTTGAGTTGGCGGATTTCATGGAGTGGGATGATCGTGGGAGGAAGTTTGACAGGATTATTCTCTGTGAATCTTTTGGGTATTTTGAAGACCTGGGGGCGTTAATTGCGAAAGTTCGGGGTTTATTGAATCGGGGTGGGATGGTTTACATAAAAGATTTATGTGCTGTTAGCGATCCTGACTTGTTACAGCAAGCTGGGTTGAAAGAACTGAAGATGCTTTGGAATTACGATAATTATACTACGAGTGAAATCACTTGGTTATGGAGTCAGGCGGGGATGCGCCGTGTGGGTGGTGATGATAATTTATGGAGGATTTCCGATTGTTCGGGGTTTGTTAATTTTATTAGTGGCAACAATAATTTGGGGAGAATGCATTTCCCGACGGTTGGACAGGTTCCGATTAAAGCGTCTGATTTTTTATTTGCGTGACGATTGAGCGAGCAGAGCAAGAGTGTGTAGATATTATTCTGGAAAACCATCCTGGTGATGCTTGGGTTTATACGAATGATAAGTATTCATTCCTCGATGGGATGTTTGTTCGGGGTGGAGTGATTAAAGCGGTGGCGGAGATTAAGAGTCGAGAGTGTGCGTTTGGTACGCATAAGAAAGAGATGTTGAACTGGAACAAGTTGGAGGCGGGACAGTGGGCTAGTAGGAGTTTTAGATGTCCGTTTTATTTGTTTAGTTATCATGCGACGAGCGACCTAGTGGCGTGTTACCAGATCACGAATAATGTGGGTGAGTTTGTAAGAAAATTTGAAATAAGCGATTATGGGCAAAACAGAAGCAAAGAAGACCGAGAAAGCAAAACCGTCAGGAAAACCGTCTGGCTCGAAAGCAAAGACCCAAGTCTCATCAAGAGATGCGGATTGCGATGTATTTACTGAGAAGTATCTCGGATTAAAGTTGTACGATTGGCAGAAGAAAGTTCTGTTCGATCTTAGCAAACCTGGTGCGCGAGTGGCGTTGAAGGCGGCTAATGGTAGTGGCAAGACTGCGATGATCGCTGCACCGGCAGCGTTGTGGTATGGGTTGATCTATCCGGGGAGCATTATCATCACAACGTCAGGCGTTTATCGCCAGGTGAAAGAACAGTTGTGGCCTCAGATTAGGAGTCTAGCGAGTAAAGTGTCTGGGTTAGGAATGCAGATTAACCAGACTGATTTAACGATGGATAATGGTTCGAGGATATTAGGTTTCGCCACTGACCAACCCGGTAGGTTTGAAGGATTTCATGGTAATGTTTTTATTATTCTGGATGAGTGTAAATCGATCCAAGAAGATTTATTTGAAGCGGTTGCTCGTATTCAACCTAACAGGATTATGGCGATGAGTTCGCCGGGTGGAACTACGGGGAAGTTTTATAAGATATTCAGCAAAGAACAGAAGTGGTGGAAACTCCACACTGTCACCGCATTTGACTGTCCGCACATTAAAAAAAGTTGGATAGAAGAACAGATGGAGATGTGGGGGAAAGATCATCCGCTGATTCGTTCCATGATCTTTGGCGAGTTCCAAGAGACGAGTGGTGAAGGCTTGGTTATTCCGTGGGATTCATTGCAGAATTGCTTGGATAATCCTCCTACGAAAGACGGTCAGGAGATGGTTGCAGCGTGTGACTTTGCGGCGGCTGGAGATGAGAGTGTGTTCTGTCTGAGGATCGGGAATAAGATTGTAAAACTACTGGCATGGCGCGAAGCGAATACGATGGCGGGTTGCGCCCGGTTTGCGTTGGAGTTTGAGAAAGCTGGGTTGAAACCAGAACAGATATTCGGTGATGCAGGTGGGTTGGGTTTACCTATGTGCCATCAGCTAAGTGAGATGGGTTGGCCAATTCACCAGGTGAACTTGGGAGGCCGAGCGCAGGAACCGGATCGCTACCAGAACCGAGGAACTGAGATGTGGTTCCAGGCAGCCCGCCAGATAGACCGTATGGAGTGTATATTGCCCGATGACGAGATTTTACACAGTCAGTTGACTACTAGGCGCGTTGGAACTGGAAAGACCGGCAAACTCAATCTGGAGAGCAAGAAAGAGATGAAGGCTAGAGGCTTTAGTTCGCCTGACCGGGGAGATGCTGTGGTGATGACGTTGGCTAGTAATAGCGATCAGTATATGTGGCAGAAGCGTTGGCAGCCTGACTTGAATGAAGTTCTGGAGGCGGGTATGAGCGACTGGACTGGCGACAACAAACTGCGCGAATCAATGGGGTTAAATACGGGATAATTTATGAAAGGACAAATAGGAACATCGATGCAGATATTCAGCATCAAACCGAAAAGAAAGAAAAAAGAAATGTCAGAATTGGAAAAACTAAAACGTGGAATTGGTTGTGCCATAGGCAGTAATTTGAAATATACACCTCATGAGAATAACAGAAATAATAACGCTAATACTTAGAATCTTAAAAGAATTGTTTGCGTATGGAAAAAAAGCTGAAAATGAAAAACTGGAAGCACTTGTTGATGATCGTCGCC